ACCGGTACATTTTAGAAGCCACTCTGAATAAGGTTCTATACACGATAGTCTATCTGTTAAATGATGTAAAACATCGCCATCTAAAAAAATGCCAACATGATTTAAACCATTACCCATAATAGACATGAAAAGAAGATCGCCTTTTATTAAATGCTCATCGGGTCTAAGTTTCCTAAAACCGGTTCGCCATGCACATCTTTCAAACATAGGGTCTTTTAAAAACTCTTCCGGAGTTAAAGGTCTTTGCCAATCTCTAAGCTCTATATTTTTTTCTTCCTTGTACCAATCACGAACTAAAGACCAACAATCAGTAATACCCCAAACCCAATGCCTACCTAGTAAGGGAGGTTTATATCCCGTCGGTTCTAAATAGCCCCAATCTTCAGTTTCCGGATTCACTATATGCCAAACTATACCACTATCCTCACAACTTACTTTATCAGCCTCAGAAGCTACGGCGGGAGTTTTAGGGTGGCTATGAACACACGCAACGATCTCGCCTAAATTAGAAGCTTTTATATAATCTTCGGGGTCACAAATAAAACATTGGTGTGCGGTAATAGCTAGATTTCTACAAGGTATATATTTTTCTTTCCCTTTTATATTTACTAATAACCCTACGGATTCTTTAGGACTTTCTTTTTTTGCATGAGCCAAAGCTTCTTTCTTCCAAAAAGGAATGTTATCCATTATATAAAAGTTCCTATAGATGGAAACTCCGCTCGGGTGCATTGTCTTTTTGGACAATTTACGCCGTCTAAATCAAAAGGAGCGGCTAACTCAAACTCTACCGTTTCACGACTTTCAGAAGATTTTCTATCTATTTGATAAACGTGCGTTTCTATAATAGCCGTAGGGTCAGCATCGGGGTTTTGCCCATTACTATAATTTACGGCGTCTATAAATTTAAACATAGTTCTTTGCCTTGTTACCGTTGCTCCGGTTAAGTCGTTTCCGGCTGTAGTTTGATTAACGGTAAGTAAAATTGCACTTATTAAACCTGTACCGTTGGCAATAGTTAAAGTAGGTCTAGGAATCTGCCCTCGTTGAAAAGCAAACCCTTCGGCTTTTACGGGAAAGCGAAGATAACTATTACCTTGCCAAACTATTTGGCCGTTCGCGTCTAAATTACTTCCGGCGTGAAATCTATAAACGGTGTTGGCTCCATGTAAAGCCGTATCTAGCTGTAAAGTAAAAAGCTCGATTATTGCATCGGGATTTATTTTCTGTAGCTCGGTAAAACAGGCAGGGCTTACTGTCATTTTTAGGCGGGTTCAAATACTTGCCGGAACGTAGTCCTTATAGTCGAACGGTTAGATAAAACCATTTCTTCCCTATAATTATCACAAACGTATTGGCCTTGCGTTCCGTTAGGTGGGGTAAAAGTAAAACTCGCGTTATCTAAATCTCTAGCATCTAAAAAATTCATTATAGTATTTGCATCTGTAGTATTTACGTTAAAGGTTAAATTATATACTCTAGGACTTTGATGTTCGGGAACTCCAAACGTAATTCTTTGCTCGTAACCATCGGCAAAACGAATTACTCTTTTAGATGCTTCTACTTTTTTTTGCGTATTGTATGTAGGGGATATAGAGGGAAAATTAGCCATTATGCAAGCAGCCCACCGGGTCTTTTTTGGTTAACTATTTCAGATTGTACCGCAATAGAAATAAGCCTACCTAGTTGTTCGGCGTCATTATTATCGCCTTGTACGCTCGTTCCGCTTGCGTCTACATTAACTACTACATTAGTTCCCCCGCCCAAAGCATGGTTCGGAACTATAGTACCGGCACTATCAGGAACAAAAAGTTCGGGTCCACGTTCTCCAACTATAGAGGGGCGACCTACGGGCGGACGGCCACCGTTCGCAAATTTAAGAAAGTCGAACCCGAAACCTTTAAACATACTTATAACGCCAAACCTAATTAATTGGTTTCTCATGTCCATTAATATGCCTCTAGCTACTTCCCCTAATTTTTTAGTTCCATCTATAGCAGCTATTATTCCGTTAGTAACACCATCGGCTAAAGTAGAAACTATTCCCTGATAAAGTTTTTCGTGATCGGATAAAATTCCTGTTTGGTTATTTAATAAATCTATTAAGTCTTTATTCGTTCCAATACCGGCTTTTGTTAATATATTTCTTCTATCTAATAATTCATTTATTTTTTCGTTAATAGTTACTCTTGTTGAATCTATTAAAAGTACTTCTTCTTCAGTTATACCCAAAGGTCTGCTTTTAATTATATTATTTCCAACATCTTTTATATTTTTAAGAGTTCCTTGTAACTGGCTTATTCTTAAATCTATTGCATCTACATCTAATCCAAGCGGTTGTATATTTTTTACAAAGTCAGTTAATCTCGTTAAATCGCCCGCAGTATCGAAAGGCGTTTGTAAAGCGAGTCTAAAACCTGAAATCTGTCTTTGAAACTCACTAGAAAATAATCTATTAATACCTCCTAAAACTTTATTGGCTGCATCTAAAGCTCCCATAAGTACAGGGGTAAGAACTTCGCCTATGGTTATCGCAAGTTTTTCTATATTATCTTGCAAAGTACTAAATTTACCGGCAAGTGTCGTACTTTGTGCAATAGCACCTCCGGCGTACTGGCCTCCCGTACTAGTTAAATTTATTAAGGCTTGGTTAACTAATTCGGCACTTATTTTTCCTTTACGTTGTGCCGCTTCGAACTCTAAACCTTGCAAGCCCGTTATACGTTTTAGTTCGCCCGTTATATCTACGCCTCGTTCTAATAGTTGTAAATTTTCTTCTTGTTGTAATTTTCCTTTAGCTCTTATCTGTCCGAAGGCCGTAGTAATACCGTCTAAATCGGCTCCGGTAGCTCCGGCGACATCTGATAAACGTTTTACGGTATCTACAAGTTCATCGTTAGTAAAACCAAAAGCTTTAAGACGTTTAGTAGTTTCTATTAAATCTTGAGTTTTAAACGGCGTAACCGCTCCGAAAGCTTGAAGTTGGCTAATAATTTTATTAGTAGTTTCTAAGCTTCCCGTAAGTACCTCTAAACTTTTACGTTGCGTTTCTAATTTAGCTGTATTAAATAAAACGAACTCGGCTGTTTTAAATAAACCAAAACCAAGTAATAAATTTCTAGCTGCTCCGGCAACTGCATTTAAACCGCCCGAAGCAACAGCCGCCGCCGCTCCAGTAGCTCTTAAACTTTTATTAGTTTTATCTATTCTTCCTTTTAACCTTCTATTATTACCGGCTAATTTTCTCGTTATATCATTAGTCCTTTGTAAAGGTCTTATAGCGTTACTTGCATTAACTATTAAATTTATTCTTGATTCTGTCGCCACTATAAAAAAGCTTTTTTTCTATTCTATCTTATTTTCTATTTAAAGCCTTTTTTTCTTCTTCTCTTTTAACTTCGTAAAACGCAGCCCAAAAAACTAGTTCCGTATCAGTAATACTAGAACGTAATTCATTAATAGTTTTACCTAATTCACTTGCGAGGAAAAACTCGAACGTAAGCCAGCTATCCTCTTCTAATCTTTTTTTGCGTCTTCTACCTTAACGGGTTCTAAATCTAAAGCAAAAATTTCTAACTCATTTAATACTTTTTCTGGTAAGCATCTTTGTAATTTTGCTACGTCGGCAAAACTAAATGCTTTTTCGCCATTTTCTTTTTCAGCTATTTGGCAAAGTAGCTGCGTAGAAATATCTAAAGCTAAATCGGAAGTATTTAGCGACATAGCTTTTTTTCTTTCTTGCCTAGTAAGAGGGGGAAAATAAACGGTGGTAATAACTTCCCCATTTTCTTTTTTTACCTCATATTTTCTTCTAGTAGTTAGGTCAAAACTATCGACTAAAAGATCGGCGATTCTTTTTTCTGCCATAAATTAGATTGCAGATGTAATAGTACCGTTAGTTTCGAAGCTACAGTTAATAACCTGTAAATCGCCTACGTTAGCTCCGTATTCTGCTTCAGTAATAACTCCGTTAAAAGCAAATTTTTTAGAAGCTTGTGAAGAATCAGGAAAAAGTTCGAAAGCCGCAGTACCATCATCGGTAACGGTTAAAACGTCATCTATAAAAGCTGCGTATTCGCCAGTTTGTGAAGGGTCGTATAAAAGCTCGACAGAACCGGTTCCCTTTATTAGTCCGCCTTGCGTTCCTCTAAAAGTATTACCATGAACGGTAGTATCTATAGAATCTTTCGATATAGATAATGTCCAGTTTCTAGTAGCCGCAAGGACAGCTACGGAACTTCCGGCTTCATCAAACTTTACGGAGCCTTGTTCCCCTCTTAAGGTTGCCATAGTTAAAAAAAGTATTTAAGACTATATTATCCTTTTTTTGGCAATTTTACAGCTTTTGTTTCCTGTTTTTGCTTTTCGTAGGCTCTACGGCAACGCCCGTCCCAATATAAGGGGTTTCTATTACCCTTTATTTTTTCTAATACATCTAGCATTTCTTCATTAAGTTCCATTAGCTTAAAGTTTCATATACTTCAAATGTTAATCTAATTTCTGTTTGAAAGAAACCATCGGGGGAAGCCGTAACAACTTCGGGTCCACTAGGAGGGTCAAATATTACGCCCGACACTATATGTCCGTTATATAAATCTCTAAGCCTTTTACCTAAAACATAATTTTGCCCCGACCCTTCGCCTTCGGGAGTAAAAATATTTAAAACAAGTAAACCCGTTAAGGAGTTAAATTTATTGCTACTATTTCCCATACTAAGAAATTCAGAATTACCAAAAGTCGTTAGGCATTGTACAAAACGCTCGTAAGCTAAAGACTGAAAAGATTGATTATAAAAAACTACGGGGAAAGTAGGAGCTTTATCTAGTTCTTCTATTAAACGGCTTTCTATAGAAGCTCTTATTTCGTTTAAATCTAAAGCAGCCATAGTTACCTCCGGAAAGTTCTTTTAATATCACTTATAACTTGTTTAGCTTGAAGTTCGGGATAACCCTTAATAGTATTTTGCCTTGTTCTAAATTTTCCGCCCCAAGAAGGAGGAAGGCTCACTCCAAAAACTACCGGCTCAGAATATTCAATATTAGTACTAACTATTCCTTCGTAATCCCTTAAAGTAATTTGCCAACTACGTTTTAAAGTTCCCCCTACTCCCGTTTCATTAGGTCGGGGATCCCAAACGGGTGTCGCTTGCTTTACTAAACTTTCCCACTTTAAAGTACCTTTCCTAACAGCCTTTTTTACATTGCTTTCGAAGTGTTCGCCTATTTGATCTATTTTTATTTGTCTAGCCATTTAACCCCTTACAAAAACTTCGTAAAAAAGCGGGATATTATCTTGTAGTTTAGTATCTACTCTTACTATTTTATATTCTATAGAAACGATAATAATTTTATCGCTAGTAGTAGGAACAAAAGTAAGTCCTTCGGCGGAAATAGTAATTTTT